CCCGATTGGAGCAATGAGTGGCATGATGATTAGTATAAAAACGATGGCAAAGAGAGTATAAAAACGATGGCAATGAGATGGGGTAAATTTAATCTTGCAGGCATGGCAAATAAAAAATGCACAAGCCAAGGGCAAGGTGGTCGTGGTAGAAGGGTAAAGATCGCTACTTCTACAATGAATAAGAGTAAAAAGCGATCTCACAAAAAATATAGAGGACAAGGAAGATAATGAACGAGTGGGAGAATATCGGAAAAGGTGTAATGTATAATATCAATGACAGCGGAATTCTGACTGTTAAGATTGACATTACACAGGATTTTGGACCCTCAGCTAGTGGTAAATCGACTATAATCGCCAGTAGCAGTGGGAATGCAAAAATAAACATTGGGAATGAGATGAGTGGAGACGATTTCGCTTTTCTAGGACTCAATCTATACAGGAAAACATAAAAATGAAGGAAGGTATGGTAGCAGAAAGAAAAAAAGAATATGAAGTAACTGGTAGCTTTAAAGTAGTCTTTGCAAGTGACACGCAAGGTGACGCTATAGCAGCAGTTCTTCAAAGTCTTTTAGAAAATGATGTAGATGTGGAGGACATAAGGGCTTATGAAATCAGAGACTAGCTTTATAAATAAATACGGCGAGTTTGTAAGAAGCACTACATCTGACGAAAGTTTGAGAACTGAAGTAATGATGGATCGAATGTTAGGATTACAAATGAGTAATGAGGACACTCAGTTCTCCCAGCTTTTGACTGCATCTATAGGTATGCAGGCAGAATCTGGAGAGTTTAGTGAGATTATCAAAAAGGTTATATTTCAAGGTAAAGATTGGAATGAACATGAGAAATTTCATCTAAAAAGAGAATTAGGCGACGTCCTTTGGTATTGGGTACAAGGGTGTCAAGCACTCGGGTTTGAGCCAGAGGAAGTTATAAATGAAAATATAAGGAAGTTGAGCGCTAGATACCCGCATGGGTTTGATGTCCTTAGAAGCGAGAATCGCGAGGAGGGCGATATATAGTATGGAAACGATTGCAAATATAATACTATTGCCTTGGACACTACTAGAGTGGGGATTCAGTTTAGTAGCATGGTATATTATATTCTCTATGATTAGTAATAAATTGTGGGATTATGGTATAGATAGGCACAGTGTATGGGCGTGGTGTCAGAACACTTGGGACGACTTACTACTCATGCTGAAGTGGAGGAGAGACTAATGGAATATGTAATTCTAGGATTAGTCATATTGAGTATAACAGCTCATCTACACATCAGAGGGTGGAAAAAATGACGCAGTACACAGAAATGATAGAAGCCGAGAGAACTCGGCAATCTATCAACAAACAAGCCAGAGAATGGGCTGAAGGAATAAAATACATTCTAGCAGAGAATGGATATATAGAGACAAAATTCAATAGTGGTAAAGTGATGAGAGTTTGGCATAGAGATAATAACGGCAATAAAGCTGGTAAAGAATTGATTATGGCAAAAGGAAAACCCTTTAAGGATATCCGAATAGATTTTGAGAGGGCACAAGCTGATCAAATCAGTTGGAACGAAAGGAGTCGTCATAATGGTTAATAGATGGAGTAGTGTAAAACTACCTAGCTTTTATGAACCGCCAGCTAGAAGGAAACCAAGTGAGAAAGAGGAGAATGAATATTTTTCTGCTCTTGCAGAGTACGGAAGTGATGAGTGTGTTCATGTTCTAGCAGATCAATGGGGTATAAGTACCCTTAATGTTAAAAAAATTATAGAGGAGATTGAAAACTCATGGCTGTAAATTATACACAGGAAATGGTCGATCTAATGAAAGATAGATATAGTGCTAAACCGACCAGAGAAACAGTAGAAGAATTAGCACAAGAACTCGATAAGAGTATAAAATCGGTAATAGGAAAACTATCAAGAGAAGGAATTTATCAAAAGTCCGAGTACCTTACAAAGACTGGAGAGAAACCTATAACAAAAAGGGAATTAGTTGAAAAGATAGCAGAGATAATGGGAATGGAATATCAAGCCCTAGCGGGTTTGGAAAAATCACCCAAACAGAATTTGAAGTCTCTAGTAGAAGCATTGATATTGAATCTAAAGCCTGAGGAGTGGGAAAGTTATGAGAGTCGCTAAATTAACAGGAGAAAATCCTGATATATTGAAGATAATTGAGAAGCATGGAACTTATGCTGAGGTGTTAGGACTTGATGAAACCCCAACGGGTTTGAAGGCGAGATTAAAGTTTGGAGACAACCATAGAGAACAAGTATTAGTACAAAATCTAAGAATCCTCCAAGAAAGAGACTGGGAAAAACTGAAATAAACGACATAGTCTAAAAGGCTAGTGGGAAATTGATATAGTTATTCTCTCTTTACCATAAATTGCCCCATCATGTATGGGGTTTTTTATTAAGTAGTTTTTTGTAATTGGGGCAAATTATACAAATTTTATGTATAGTTGTAGTAATTAGTAGATGTGTAGCGGGTTTGATTTCTTTAGATTCGTTGTGAGTTTTGTTTAGTTTTTTTGGTTAACACAATTTACTCACTTATTCTCTCCCAAACACCCAGATTAGAATATCGCATCTCCCCCGCTGGCGCTCCTCCGATGCTCCTATTAGCTGTTCTGAGATTAGGAGTGGTGGAGTAATTAGTGGTTGGTGTTTGTTATTGTTTTAATTTATATTTATTATATCATACTTTTTGAAATAAAGCAAATGATATTTTTGAGTAGGTAGTTGCGCAAGGTTCAGGAATGAGTTTTTGAAACACAAAAATAAATTATTTTTCAAAAAACATTGTTCCTGCGTTTATTGGAAGTCTATATTGGAGCAAGTAGACCTACGATTTAATACCAGTGATTAGGTCTTTTCTTCATTCTCTGCTTTTCCGCCTCAACTATTTTTTCTTGTCTACGCTTGGCAGCATTTAGTTTTCTTTGCTTTTTCTGGGCGGGTTTCTCATAATACTCTCTTTTTCGTACCTCTTGTAGAATACCTGAGTTATCGACTTTCCTTCTAAAAATTCTAAGTGCGCGATCAAAGGGAATGTTTTTAGAGTAAACTTTAGGCATTATTTAGAGTGGTTATTAAATACCTTATCTTCATGCTGTAGTTGTGCCCAGTTCTTTTCTCTAATATCCCTTTTACGATCAAAGGCAATACCTTTCTTACGCATAATGTGAACTTTAGATCGAATACTTTGTTCTGAACGCAGAAGTACCAACGCAATCTTTGCGATTGGTTCGTTGTTATACGCTTTCTGTAAGAAGCGGATTTCTTTGTCAGTCCAAGTTTTCATATTATTATTATACAAGAATTTTGAAATGAAGTCAAGAACTATTTTTAGGGGAGTTGCAAAAAACACTTGACCTCGCGCTTAAATCCATGTATAATATATCTATAAATAGAAAAAGTTGGGGGTGTAGCTCAATGGGAGAGCATCTGCCTTGCACGTAGAAGGTTGTAAGTTCGAATCTTATCACCTCCACCAAAGACATGGTGAGTATAGCTCAATGGTAGAGCCCCTGCTTGTGAAGCAGGTGGTTGTGGGTTCGACCCCCATTGCTCACCCCAATTTTGCGGGATTAGTATAATGGCAATTACTACTGGCTTCCAACCAGTAGATATCAGTTCGATTCTGATATCCCGCTCCAGAACATGGTCTGGTAGTTAAACGGCTATAATAATGCCCTGTCACGGCATAGTTCGGAGTTCGATTCTCCGTCAGACCGCCAATAAATCAGGAGAGATGGCTGAGTGGTTTAAAGCGCTCGCTTGCTAAGTGAGAAAGGGTTAACGCCCTTCGTAGGTTCGAATCCTACTCTCTCCGCCAAGTAAAAAACAAAGGAGAAAAGAATGCTAGGTTTAGGTTTCAACGAACTACAGTGGCTAACTTTAGTTATATGTAGTGGAGGACTTTTCTATTCTATTGGGAGACATAATGGGATTTCAGATACCCTTGATTGGGCGAGACATAAAGGGTATATTGAATATGATGACTGAAAATAGTTCTTGACAACAAGGTCTATTTTTGGTATAATATCTATGAAAGTGAAAAAATCACTTTCTTTTAGGCGTCGATACCGTAAGGGTCGGCAAAGTTTAACCGAAAAGGTAAATTTAGGAGGAAATTATGGTAGCAAATCAAATAAGCAGAGAGCTATTCAGAAACTTCTGGTTAGGGCATAATCCAGCGTGGTTCGACCACATGGAGACACCGTCCTATCCAAGATATAATATAGTAGAAGGTAAACAGGGATTTCGATTAGAGATTGCTGTGCCGGGTTGGAGTAAACAAGACCTTGAAGTCAAGTTGCATAACAATGAACTTAGAATCAGGGGAAACAGACAAGACAAAGGAGGTGATCCTTATCTACATCAGGGACTCAGCACTAAGTCATTCGACAAAGTCTTTGTTCTTAACTCAGACCTACAAGTAGAAGATGTCGCATTAAAAGACGGACTACTCACAATTACTATTGGTAAGGACACAAGTTCAGACCAAGTCTTTGACATTAAGTAGTAATTAAACGACAATAGTGAGTGCGTCTTTCGAGGCGTACTCATGCCTTCTGTTTTTAAATAGGAGACGAATATGAATAACCGACTACAATGGTTAGCTATTATCCTTCTCGCAACAGGACTCATATGGAGTATTTATATGCAATTAAGTAATAAAGGACATGACATCTTAAAGTATTTTGAGGGTTGTAAGTTAACAGCTTACCAAGACTCAGTAGGTGTATGGACTATAGGTTATGGACACACAAAAGGTGTCTATGATGGCATGACAATAACTCAAGAAGAAGCAGAACACATGCTCCTTGAGGAATTGGTAGAGTACGAGGGATATGTCGAAAGATATGTGGAAGTACCACTCAATCAGGAGCAATTCGATGCACTGGTAGTGTGGGTTTACAACCTCGGACCAACTAACTTCAAAAGAAGTACACTTTTGAAACGATTGAACGAAAGTAACTTTGAAGACGTGCCAAACCAGATAAAAAGATGGGACAAAGCAGGCGGACAACAGTTAGCAGGATTAACTAAAAGACGCGAAGCAGAAGCTCGACATTTTGAAGGCGAGGAATGGAACGGATAAAAGCAAAAGTGGGAAGATTCTTTAGAGCAGTCTGGAGTCTAATTAAAAGGGTTTATAATTGGATATATTATAAGCTCTTTCCACGCTACTCCCTAGTGGTAAGTTATAATCAGATATGGGGAGACGCTGATGACAGAGATTATATAGTAAAGAAATTTATCACAAAGAAAGAGAAATTTATTAAGTTCGTAAACGATGATGGTGATGTAGTAGAGATATCGGGCTCGGACGGGTTGAATTACAGGATAGAACAATTATGAAAATACATTATTATTCAACAATGTTGAAAACAATGGCTGTACTTTTAGTTGTAGGACTACTAACAATAAGTGGTTGTGCGATGATAAAAGAAAAGCACGAAAGTATTGATGTTGAGACACCAGAGAGTGTCGAAGAAATCAGAGGGTAAACATGAATCAATTAACTATGGGAATTGCAGTCGTACTAGGAGTACTGGCTTTCTTTTTATATAATGAGAACATGACATTAAAAGAAAACAATGCTAAATTAGAAATTGCCATAGCCCAGCAAGAAGAAGCAATAAAAGTCATCAAAGAAAGCTATGAGAAACAGGGCGCAGCCTTGAATCAAATGGCAAGTAAAAATGCTCAAATAGAGCAAGAGATGAATGGTTATCTGGATATATTTAGGAGACACAACCTAAATAAACTTGCGATTGCAAAGCCAGGTATGATAGAAACAAGGGCTAACGAACAAACGAAAGCCGTATTTGAGAGTATAGAAAATGATAGTAAAGAACTCGATTCGCTGGACGATCCCAGTACTGATATTAACCCTAGTAACTAGCGGTTGCTCCTTATTGGGAAGTAAGAAGATAGAAGTATCTTCCAAGCCGATTGAGATTGATATTATACAACCAACAATGCCAAGAAACATTGATCTAAAAGATCCTAAGTGGCATGTGGTATCATCAGCAAAAATAGCAAACCCCTGCGTTAAAGATGAAGTAGGTAAAAGACCGAGACAAAAGATTGACGGCAAGTGGGTATGTGATCTAGGAAAAGAAAATGCGTGGCCTGAAGGGTACACTTATTTAGATAAGTTCCTAGACGATATAAAGAAAAAGAACAACGGAGATATAGTATTTTTTGCTATATCTACTGAAGACTACGAACTGATGACTTATAATATGCAGGAACTGCGTAGATATATCAGAGAAGTACAAGAGGTAGTAGTGTATTATAGAAATGTAACTATAAAAACACCTCAAGGAGACCAAGAAGCTATTGGTCTTAAAGTTGAGAAACAATGAAACAAATTCCAATTAAAAATATAGCGTTACTTAAGAGATTAGATTATCTAGCACAAAGCTTGTATAGATATCCGCATACTTGGGAGGGGTTGCCAAAGCAAGACCTTTCGTATAGTACCTTAAGAAGCTATCAAACAGACGATGACTTTGTAGGTTATCCTAAAGAACACAACTATAGAGACTATAGTGGGTTGAACAGAGAGAGATTAGCAACAGTAAATGGAGCTGATTTTAATAGTATGAAAACTTGGTTTATGCAACTTTTCCGTGGCGGAATAGATGGAGCTAAATCACCAGAGTGGTATTACGATACTCTTACAGTTATGGCTCCAGACAAGGGGTTTACTGGCTGGCACAATAGTAAAAATAAGCCACGTCACTCTTTAAGATTTATTCATAACAATGGTCGCGGATACTCAGTTGCAGTACGAAATAAAGTAGTAACTAAAGTACCTGATCAATGGGGAATAAGACGAGGAGCAGGCGACTGGACTTGTGTAAGAAATGATTTTGATGGTGAGACATGGTTTGCAGATAAAAATCAAGGCAGTAAGCCTAGATTTGTAGTAGATGTATCTATCCCAAGACACTTAGGAGAGAAAGCAGACGCGGTTGAAGAAATAATCAAACAGTTTGCTTAATGTACCTAGAAAGTAAAGTTAGAGATTTACAGGTCGCGTACTTTGATCACGACTTACATATAAAAACAAAGATTGTTAGGAAGACAGCGCTAATAGATATAGCAAGTGCAGTACTACCTTCAGTAGATTATAAAACTTTATGGAAAGACATCTCTTATAATGGAATGAGAGATCCAATTATAATTATAACTAATACAGTGCCGAATTATTATTTAGCTATGAGAAACATAACACCAGACTTAATATTACCCTTCGATCCTAACCGCCAATACTTGGCATATACAGGAAACCAGAGAATCGCATTGGCAGAGTGGAAAAACTTTGAACATATAAGTACGATAGAAATGCCAGATGTGCATTGGGCACACGCGGCACATTTAAAATTACAAGACGGAGCAGTAGATTGTCGTGATACACGAAATATCTAACATAAAACCTTTTCTAGATTTGTGCGACAAAGCAACTAAATTTATGTCGCCACAAAGAGCATGGCTATATCCTAGAGCAGACTCTTATCTGTTCTATTCTTTAGCACAGGCTCCGCCCTACATATGTTCCGCTCCGTTCTGGAAGGAACTACGAGAGGATATTTTTACTGAATTAAGAACAGTATTAAATAAACCTACTATCTATTATCTATCTTTAGTAGTACATAATGAAAGAAGTTTTCATATGCCTACAGGAATGTCTTGCCCAAGTAACCATCTTTATCTACCTTTAACAAAAGGCGGAAGTGTAATTAAAACTGAAAACGACAGAGATTTATCTTTCTTTTCTGCCTGTAAAGATATAGGTATGCATGCCCCAGAGCTAGTACCAAACTGGCAAGAGCGTGGAAAAATGTGGAGAAAGTTAGAGCAGTATCAAGCCATACTAGTAGGAAATACAAGTTTAATAACGATACTTCCAGAGCCTGATACTATTTATTTCCATGCGGAGTATAGAGATGATTAAGATATTCATTGGCGCAGGAGATGGAGAAGATAAATGGATAGAGCAGATTCTACTCTATACACTATTTAAAAATACAAAAGAAAAATTAGATATTACATTTCTAAGACCCAGTAAATTTCCAGATTGGAGAAGAAATGGGTGGGGAACTCCCTTTACTTGTTTTAGATATGCAATACCTGAATTATGTAATTTTAAAGGTAAAGCAATATATCTTGATGTTGACCAAATGAACTTTAAAGATATAGCAGAACTATATGAAACAGATTTAAATTATAATGCATTTGGTATGGTATGGGACGGATTACACGACAATGGAACTTCTTGGGCGCAAACAGAATATGCTAAAGGTTGGTTTTGTGATAGTGTATTGTTGATTGATTGTGAAAGAGCAAAAGAACACATACTACCTATTGACAGAATTAAAGCCTTTGCAAATAATTATAAACATACCTTTATAAATGGTATGGGGTGTCCACACAAAGAGAAAGTAGAAGGTATAATTAAAGAATTAAATCCTAGATGGAACTCTTTTGATGGTAGAGATACTTCATGGTTTCACCCGAGTATTATGCCGTATGATGGTACTGGAAATATAGACCATGACGGAATACCACAGTTTGAAATTGATGAAATTTGTCATTTACATTTTACAAGTTTAAGTAGTCAACCTTGGCACCCCATATACACGCCTTGGGGTAAGGTTAGTTATCCTAGAGATGATATAGCAGAACTTTTATGGGACGCTGCAATAAAATGTAAGATGATATCTAATCCTGAGGAGCTCTAGTGAAGGTAGCAGTCTATGAAAATGCTTTAGACTTAGAGGTATATCGTGCCTGTATAAAGTCATTGAAAACCCATGTACCAACACCTGGCGTAGTAGGTAAGTCATTAAATGAAGCTAGAGTAGATGATGCTAGAATTGCAGATGTTAGATATTTAAAAGATACTATGACTACCGAACTATTGTCTGATTTTATGAAAGAACCCTATGGAGACTTAACAGCAGAACCCCTACAAGTTATAACATATGGCGTAGGTGGTAACTACAAGTGGCATGTAGACGGAAGCGGAGAAGGATATAGAAAGTATACTTTTGTTTCAGTATTATCTCCCAAAGATCAGTATAAAGGTGGTGAGTTAGAAATTGATGGGATTACATTACCAGAGTGTGCATTTGATCCTTTTTCTATTATTATTTTTAACCCAGCATTAAGACACAGGGTAAAGCCTGTAACAGAAGGAGTAAGACATTCCTTAGTAACTTGGTTTCATAAATGAGTATACCATTTGAACAATTATTACCTTTTCCTATAGAGAGATTTGAAAAAGAATTTAGAGATAAGAAATACTTTATAGTAAAAAGTGATAAACCAATCTTCCAAGACCACTTTAGTTGGAAAGAATTCGACATGTATTTAAACAGTCATAAATTAAGTGGTTGGGATAGAATGCCGCAGTTACAAATAGTAACTAGCAATGGCAAGTATTGTCATAGAAAAAAGCAGTTTCAACAAGGCTCTAAGATGATAAAAAATAAAGTATTAACCAGAGAAGAAATATTTGACCTCTGGAATCAGGGAAACAGTTTTGTTCTTTCTCTTTGCGAGTTCCTAAATAAAACAATGTGGAATCAATGCAAAGAGTTTGAAAAATATTGGGGTATTGGACAAGCAAATTTATACTGTTCAGGTCGTAAAGACGCACAGTGCTTTCCAGTCCATGCAGATAGTACGGATAACTTTCTTTTCCATGTAAGAGGAAGCGTACGTTGGTACATATATAATGAGTTCTCATATGAGTGTAGAAAAGAAGATATCACCCTTAATGAGGTGGTTGATTTAGACGAAGGAGACTTATTATACTTACCAAAAAAACTTTATCATAAGGTAGAAACCTTAAGCCCAAGAATATCAATTTCGTATCATTTTAGGGAGCCAGCAGGCAAACCCTATAAGAGAGCAGAATGGTATGATTGGATCGGAGAGATAAGTAATGGCACAACCGAGTGAACAGTTCTCAGGCGATATGTCTAGGAACGAGGTAGAGATTGATCTTAATAAATTTATGGCTATGGTAGCTGAAATCGGCGAACTAAAGCAGAAAATTATGGAGATGGAAAATGAAAGGGAACCAGATAATCCTTGGCAAAAATGGATTTGGTTATCTCAGATGATAGACGCGTGGAGAATATTCCCTCGTTTATTCCTATCAGTTTACATCTACCTATTATACTTCTGTACAATGTGGTTTATGGATCTTGATACTCCAACACTAGAGCAATCTGGATTGATTTCGATAGTAGTAGGAGCAGGAGCTGCATGGTTTGGCTTATACGCTGGTACAGCGAAAGATAAGATCAACAGTAAGTAATTATTATATGCAATCGAAAAATAGTTCTTGACTTGATTTCAAATTTTTGATATAATAACTATATGAAATCAAAGAAGAAACTTGAACATAGTAACAGCGCGTGGGATAGTGCCCTTGCTCGAATGAGAGTCAGGACAAAATCCTCGCGATGTTTATGTGGACAAAGAATAGATAAATGTAATGAGGCTTACGCTCACATTACGCAAGGCTATTAGGGAGTCCCTCAGAAGTCGTTCGCGAAGTGAACTTAATGATTGGATACGCAACACAAAATTGATACAGCGTGTGAACGCTACTTAAGTAATTAACACAGCATAAAAAAGTAAGTGGAGCTACCTTTCAAGCGGTACCTGCCTGATATACGGGAGAGGGACTAACCCTTTTAGAGAAAAAGATGGAAAAAGAAAACATAATAAAAGATCCAAAAACTGGTGTTCGTGCATACGAAATAGACGGCATGCGCTGTACATTTCCACCTGACTGGACAGACGAGCAAAAAGAAGCATGGTTTGACAGAGCAAGAAATGATATGGCTAATCGTAGACAATTAAGAATGATTAAAAAGAATGGTGTTAGTACAGTTTTGAGAGCTTTTAGATTTCACGGAGACAGGCATGGAGAAACCTGAACTAATTGGTATACTAGACGATCAGAATATGCAAACTATGACACAAAGAACTATGCTACGGATAAACCTTCAGAAGCAACAGAAAGAAGCTGAAGAGCAAATAACTGTACTCGAAGGAAAACTAGCAAGGACAAAAGAATATTTAGCAAAAATCGAGGGTGGAATAGATGTACTCGATGAGCTAGATAAGTGATCCATATAGTTGATGACTTTTATAGTAACCCAGACGCAGTCCGACAGGAAGCTCTTGGGTTAAACTTTATTGAAGGCATAAATACTAAGAAGAAGCGAGCACATACAGGTGTTCGAGCCAAAAACCCTAACTATGCTAATATGGTTTATCTTCGGAATAGATTACAGTCTATAGTAGGAAAAATAGTAGACTTTAATCACCATACGAGTAATGGATCTTTTAACTTAGGTTATAAGAAATCACATTACTTTAATTGGATTCACGGAGACCATACTAAAGATAGAGGAACCATAGACGGATTCTGGGCAGCAGTTATATATCTCACTCCTAATCCCCCATCAAATTCTGGAACAATTTTAGTAGAACAAACGAGAACACAAACTACTAAACAGTACCAAAATGATTCAGCAATAATAGGCCCCGCCTTTAGAGAGAATTTTTTCGAGGCAGGATTAGACGAGTGGAAGCCACATACTATAGTAGAAAATAGATACAATAGATGCCTTATTTTTAAAGGTACATATTTTCACGCCCCTACAGTTTCTAGCTTTGGTCATAACAAGGAGACAGGAAGATTAACCCAAGTAGCATTTTTTGAGACAGAAACATGAAGGAAAAAATAGAGTATAAATTTAATGAAGAAGATGTATTGCAGTACCTAAAGCAGTACATAGACAAAACTTACGAACAACACTACGCCAACGGAAACATTCAGGCAACTGAAATAATTTTTGACGCAGAACATGGAATAGGATTTTGTATCGGAAACATTATAAAATACGCCCAGAGATACGGGAAGAAGGACGGACACAACCCTGCTGATCTGTTGAAAATAATTCACTACGCCATAATGCTTTATGGAAAAAAGCATATGGTCGTTTTAGATGGAGAGGACTATGGCACTCACCAGAGGGATTAAAAAGAAAGACCATGAAAAATTAACAGATGCAAACATTAGCAATGTAATTAAGTTGCTAAGTGATGAAAAACCTATTACGAAAAAGGAAGCATGTGAGATTCTGAACATAAGGTATAACACGACCCGACTTCAGAGGATTATAGACGAATTTCAAGATGTATATGAATACAGAGAAAATCGTAAAGCAAAACTTCGAGGTACGGGCGCGACAAGAGAGGAAATAAAATCAGTCATTGAGGAATACCTCGAAGGCAGTAATATTTCTACAATAGCAACGCGTATGTACAGGTCAAATGCTTTCGTAAAAGCAATTATCGAAAGAGTTGGAGTACCACAAAAACTTGCAGATACGGACTATGAAGGACAACGAAACTCTCTGCTACCAGAAGAATGTATAGCAGAAGAATTCGAAGTCGGTGAAAAAGTCTGGTACCCTAGAAAAAACAAGTTTGCAATCATTAAGCGAGAGATTACACCAGAGTATCAGGCATCAATGCCAGGATACATGTGTTATGGAAACATAGACGAGTGTGTAAACTACGAAGATAAATACGGGGCAAAAGGTTATGCACTCAAAGTGCTAGATCCGATACCCCAACACGAAATGGATAAGACTCTGTTTCCGTGGCTTGATGGTAGTAAAGTGGGTTTCCATTCATTTGCCCTAGCGTATGATATAGGCAGTTTAAGGCATCTGGAAAAATATGGAGTTCATTTATAATTGGGTACTACCCTTATGGATAGCAAGTTGGATAATGATTATCTGGCAGATATTCTTACCCTCAATCAGAATTATTGGGAATATTGATAGCGAGCATGTAATATATCGTTGGCGATATATGACTTTCCTGTTATTTGGAATCATGGCGTTCGTCTGTGTGCCTATCATGTTGATACCAGCATTGATAGAGTCTTACAGACAACAATTTATTTATAATTATGTTAGGAATTTAGTTGAAGAAGATGTATGAGACTACAGAAAACCTTATTTGGTAAAATGGCAGATATACACACAATCGCGGAATGCAGCAAGAAGCTTGCCGTATTGCTAGATAAACTCGAAACGATAAATGAAGAAGACCCAATGCTAAAGTATAAAGTCTCTGACTGTAAACAATTAGCAAAGGAGTTAAAAAATGAATCAGAGTTTATTTCTGGAATACGATGAAGCAAAGATACCTGTAATCCGTAACCCATATGAGAGACTAGTCTCTTTGTATAGAGACAGTTGGGATTGGTACGGCTTTGATAAGTGGGTTCTGAACAATGAGATAAGGTCTCAAGCAGACCTCTACTCCCATTATGAGAAAGTAATAACCTTAGAATATTGGGAACAGGACTGTATAGCTTTAGACATAGAACCCATAGATAGTTCTATTTTGATGAAGCAAACGATTTCTAACGACTACAAAAGGTGGTATACAAATAAGTCTTTAATAATAGTATCGAAGATAATTAAGCCAGACATTGATACCTACGGGTATAGCTATTAAAATATAGTTCTTGACATCGCTCTCCATTTTTAGTATAATATATCTATAAATGGAAAAATCATGGGCGATAGATTTTACTTTCAACAACAACAAAAACGGAGACGAAAAGTGGCTTGGGAACAAGAAAAGAAAGAACAGGCGATTAACATGTATGTTAGTGCCGAACCAACTCCAGAAGATAGTATAGAAATCGTTAAAGACATTGCTTCCGACTTAGGCGAGAGCCCAAACGGTGTAAGAATGATCTTAACACGAGCTGGTGTATATGTTAAAAAATCTCCTGCAACTCGTTCATCTAGTGGTGGATCAACTGGTGGAGGTCGTGTATCTGTAGCAGACGCACAGGCAACCTTAACCAATGCAATTCGCGACACAGGCAGAGAGCCAGATGAAACAATAATTAGTAAGCTAACAGGGAAGGCTGCCAATTATTTTGCAGAGATTATTAGCTCAGTAAACGAATAACTACCCCTGATCGTGGGGGACAGCAATGTCCCCTGCGTATTTTTACACCTATCAAAAAGACCTCGGTTTTAAGGATACCATTGTTTGGGACGGTAAGAAATAAGTACTAACCCACAAGGAACCTAATGAAGAAAGAGGAGTTTATCGCACAGGTTGATAGATGCGGTGACGCTATAATAACTTATCGAAGTCAAAACAGTCGTAGACTAAAGTATAACGTCTGTACTCTGAATTTCGATAACAAATATATTCAGTCAAAAAGAAATAGAGCAAGACCTAACAACCGACAGGTCTTACTATTCTGCTGGGATACAGACTCCTACAGATTACTCATGCCTGAGAATGTTACTTCTATTGTTCCTTTACAAGCGATCTTGAAAAATGATAGAAATACATGAAGCCCCCGCCGTATTTGAAAAACTAATACATCACAATGAAGGTAAGCACGAGCGTGTTTATCTGACCATCAACACCTTTAGAGACGTCGAGTATTTATCCATAAGAAAATATTACCAAGATTTTGACGAAGAATGGAAGCCTAGTAGGGAAGGAGTATCCATACCATTAGATTTCGACAATAGCAGAAACTTCTTCGATGGGTTAGTTGAGATTCTTTCGCTTACTGAAGTGAAGGATATACTTGAAGAACATTTCAAAGACAAACTCGATCAAATATATTTAGATTAGCAAAAATAGTTCTTGACATCGCCCCCAAATTTTAGTATAATATATACATGAATAGAGATTTGGAAGCATATTTAAGCAAATGTCGCGATCAATACTATCGCGGTACACCCATCATTCCTGATGAGGTGTATGACAGGATAGTAGAAAATACGGCTGGCGAATTTAAAGTGGGACACGAAGCAGACACACGTTTTGCTCACCCATTCCAAATGTATTCACTTCAAAAAGTCTTTTCAAACGAAGACACACCCCCTGATTATCAAAATAAAGCAGTAGTTGCCACTCCTAAACTGGACGGCGCAGCTGTGTCTATTTGTTATGTAGATGGTATTTACCATGACGCATTAACTAGGGGAGATGGTAAGTACGGAATTGATATAAGTAATAAAATGAAGCATATTGCTCCGAGAGCTCTTAGTATGGGTAAAACATTATTCTCTGGTCTTAGACAGATTACAGGTGAAATTGTTGCTCCCAAGACTATTAAAAATGCTAGAAATTACGCCTCAGGCGCACTTAACCTTAAAGATGTAGAGGAGTTTAAAAGACGAGATTTGACCCTAGTGGTGTATGGGATTCACCCCCATGTCGGAGAATACTGGGCTCAGGATATGAAAATGTTAGACAACTGGTTTAATGTTATTACAATGGGCGACTACAATGAGTTTCCACAAGACGGAAC